CTCGCATACCGATGGAGACTGTAGACGAAAGGACTGCGTACTTCCAAGGAAGGACAAAGGACCAGATGGACGCGGTTGACTCCGATATGATGCGTGAGAATGCACATTCGACAATGACGATCAGTAACCCTGACCGTCAATCCCGTGTAACCTTTGGGGGTACAAGAAAGTAGCCCCACAATCTGGAAGGAAGTAAGTAGATGGCAAATGCTCTTACTGGTGGCTATGGCCTTCGTCCGATTGGGATTACGGGTAGCGGCCCTAACTCTACTGGTACTACTCAGTACGAGATCGCATCCGACAACACTGACGCGATTTATCACGGCGGTATTGTAATCCCTCTTGCGGCAGGCGTCATAGGTAAAACGGATCAAGCGGTGGCTCCGCTTGGCGTTCTAAACGGCGTTGAGTATGTTGACTCCAACACAGGTAAAACGGTGTTCAGCAATTACTGGCCGGGTTCTAACAACGTAAGCGTTAACACGAACCACCCTGTCAAAGCCTTTGTGTTTGACAATCCGATGCAGCTCTACACTGTTGTGGCTGACGGAACAAACACGGATCGTGCAACCGCACTCGCGGACGTTTTCGCAAACTGCGCTATGGCGTCTGTGAATAACGGCAGCACCAACACTGGTCAGTCGAGCGATATGCTAGATATCAGCACTGCGGCAACAACGGCGACGTTGGATGTTCGTATCGTTGGTCTCTTCGAGGATGACGCAAACGTAGATTATTCTGCGGTGGGTCACCAATATATCGTTAGACTTCTTGGTCACTTTAACAGTGGTTTTGCAGCAGCCGTTGGCACCGCTGCGAACACTGGTATTTAAGGAGGGCTTGTAATGGCTATTTCTCGCGCACAACTGGCGAAAGAGCTTGAGCCCGGCTTGAATGCTCTTTTTGGCCTTGAGTATGATCGTTACGAAAACGAACATGCTGAAATCTTCGACGAAGAAACCTCTGATCGTGCCTTTGAAGAAGAGGTGATGCTCGGTGGTTTTGGAACTGCTCCGGTCAAGTCTGAGGGCGGAACGGTTAGCTTTGATGACGCGCAGGAGACTTTCACTGCACGTTATACACACGAGACCATTGCTTTGGCCTTCTCGATCTCCGAGGAAGCTATTGAGGACAATCTGTATGATCGTCTGGCCTCGCGTTACACCAAAGCTCTGGCTCGTTCAATGGCTCAGACCAAGCAGATCAAAGCCGCAGCAATTCTGAACAATGCGTTCAGCACCGGGGCAAGTGCCATCGGTGATGGCGCTGCACTGTGTTCGTCGTCTCACCCGTCGCTTTCTGGTAATCAGCGCAACTTGCTGTCTACCGCGGCGGACCTGAACGAGACCTCGCTTGAGCAGATGCTCATCGACATTGCTGGTCTCACAGACGAGCGTGGTCTTAAAATTGCTGTCCGTGGCATGAAGCTCATCATTCCGAAAGAGCTGCAATTCATTGCAGAGCGTGTGATGAACTCCAATCTGCGGGTAGGCACGGCGGACAATGATGCCAATGCGATCCGTAACATGGGGATGCTTCCGGAAGGTGCAGTGGTTAACCACTTCCTGACCGACACGGATGCGTTCTTCATCAAGACGGATGCGCCTAACGGCTTCAAGATGTTCAACCGCTCGCCTATCAAGACCGCCATGGAAGGCGACTTTGATACCGGCAACATGCGCTTTAAGGCTCGTGAGCGTTACAGCTTCGGTGTTTCAGATTGGCGTTGCGTTTTCGGTACGCCCGGCGCATAATCGAACTGCAACAGAAGACGTAGTGAAAGGGCGGCACTATTGCCGCCCTTTCTTTTTTGCGTTAAGGTAATTCATCCCTGACAGCGAAAGCTGACACTTGCCACGACAGGAGTATAACATGGCAAACACAACCTTCTCAGGTTCAGTCCGCTCCAAGGCGGGCTTCAACGTGATCAATGAGAGCAGCACCACTGGTGCGATTACGGAAACTGGATTTTCCGTCAATTCAACCGGTCAACTGATCTCACTTGGCACAAGAAAAATCCAGACATTTGTAGGCACCCTCGCGGGCACAGATACCAGCACTCAATATGCTGACGGTGACGTTCTTGTAGAGCTTGGAACTCTGAACACTGATCATCCTGATGATCTGGTGACGGCGACAAAGTTCTTCATTCATAAAGCTGTAATTGGCATCACCACGGCGGCAGGTCAAACACTGGTTGGTTCCTTACAACTGAGTGCCACCAGCGGCACGGCGACTAATGCAGCCGTCTCTTCTGGGACAGAAATTGTAGGTGCAGGCGTCACCATCTTTGATCCGCAGGTCAGTGCTGCTGGATCTGTTACTGAGATTGACATCAATTTCAATGACTCCGCAGGAAACTTTCATGTGTTTGAGCCAAACGTAACGGCGGCAATCGCTAGTAAACATCTTTACGCTGCGGCTACGACCACTTTGAACGCAGATGCCACTGCGGGCAGGTTTACCGTTGAGCTAGAATACTCAGTATTCTAAGGAGTCACCGATGGCAGGCTCAGATGTAAGGACGAAACGGATTACCGGCACGGGTTCTCTCGCTGTCGGCCCTGCTCGTATCAGACAGATTCAGTTGAAGACTGCATCTGGAACCCCACGGCTCACTGTTACAGATGGTTCTGGCGGCGCTACAGTCCTTGATTTGGACTTTAATGCTTCCGACACACACTCTGTGAACATCCCTGCTGAAGGTATCCGGGTAACCGACATCTTTGTTGGAACCCTGACCAATATCACGGCAGTGACGTTCTTTTTTAACTAGGTGAAACGTGGCTAGGCGTAAGGCAAAAATGCCGCCGCGCAACAAAAAGAACTTCCGCCCCACCAAAGCTGGGGCGGGAATGACTAAGGCTGGTGTTGCGGCTTACAGAAAGGCCAATCCCGGAAGTAAGCTCCAGACAGCGGTTACAGGTAAGGTCAAAAAAGGCAGCAAAGACGCCAAGCGTAGAAAGTCTTTCTGCGCTCGGTCCGCTGGACAGATGAAAAAGTTTCCAAAGGCAGCGAAGAATCCTAATTCACGGCTGCGCCAAGCTCGTAGAAGGTGGAAATGTTAATGAAGGCCGAGGACGTTTTGAAGCTTTTGGAAAAGCACGAAGAAGAGTGCACTCGACGTTATGCCGATATTCAGAAACAACTGGATAAACTGGACATGCGGCTATGGGGCATTGCTGCCTTGATCGTAGCCGCTGCCATTGCTCAAAAGGTGATCTGATGGGAAGTGTAGTGAATCTTGGATCTGGTGCTTGCCCCGTTCGTAGAGCAGGGAAAAGTACAGTCGTCCGCATGAAAAAAGGCGGAAAGGTAAAAAGTGGTGGTAAGATTTGTCCGGAAGGAAAGGCGTGGGCTAAAAGGACGTTTGATACATACCCGTCAGCCTATGCAAATCTTGCCGCATCCAAATACTGTAAAGACCCTAACTACGCTAAAAAGTCAAAAGGTGGAAAGCGAAAGGGCCGGTAGTCACTATGAAACCTCGCGACAGAGCACGGGTGAAAAAGGTAGCGGGCAAGTTGAGAAAAGCATCAAGAGCTCATGCTCAGCAGGCGCGAACATTATCGAAACTGGCAAAGAACTCAAAATCTAAGAGGTCTTAATGGGACAGTTAAAACAATGGCTCAAACAGGATTGGGTGAGGATTGGCAGTGATGGCTCTATCAAAGGTCCTTGTGGCACTTCAAAAGATAAGAAAAACCCTGATCGTTGTCTTCCAAGAGCTAAAGCTAATAGTCTCTCAAAATCTGAACGAGCTAAAACGGCTCGTAAAAAGAAAAAAGCCGGAGCCAAAGGCAAGACCGTTGTCGCAAACACCAAGCGAGCGAAAGTCACCAACCTCAAAAACGGCGGTGCGGTCGGCTATGAAACGAAAGCCAAAAGGCCGTTCAGGGGCAAAAAAGTAGCCGGGACAGCGGTCGCCCGGGGCTGTGGAGTAGTAATGCCCGACCGCAGGAAAAGAACTAAGGGTTCAGTAAGTCAAGCGTAGGAGCGTGAAATGGCAAAAGAATTTATGACGATGGACGAGTATGCTGCCTCTCTTGTTGGCGGGGGTATGAAGTCCAAAGGTATGGCTAAAGGCGGCAAAGTTCGCGGAATGGCTAATGGCGGTAAAGTCGGCATGAAGAAGAAAGGTTATGCCAAGGGTGGCAAAGTCGCCAAAATGGCCAACGGCGGCGTAATGAAGAAGAAGGGCATGGCCAAAGGTGGCAAGGTCCGCATGATGGCTAACGGCGGCAAGGTCGGCATGAAGAAGAAGGGCATGGCCAAAGGCGGCAAGGTCGCCAAAATGGCTAATGGCGGCATGATGAAGAAGAAGGGTTATGCCAAGGGCGGCAAGGTAAAGTAACTTGCCATATCTTCAAAGCAACATTCCGCACTTCAAATGTTGGGTGCGGAGAGAGTACACCTGTAATCATTTGAATTACCACGGTGAGTTTATTCACGCTATGGCCATTGCGGTGACGACTATGCCTAGTCGTTGCTTGAGTTTTCAAATGATATTCACTGGCTGTGAAGCTGACGGAACCGATCAACCTAATGTTCACGGGGGCGCGATGTGGGCAAGAATGCCCATAACCGCCCTTGTTGGAGACACCGCCCTTGAAGAATGGCCGGAACCTATGCCCGTCCATTTAGCTCAACCTTGGGACTGCATGTCCCATACACACGCAGTTTATCGTTTAGACAGGGCTCATCCATGCCCATGGATTGCTAAAATAGGGCCTGAGTTCTACCCGGCTAAATACTATTTTACCGTGGACTATACCGAAAGCGAAATCGCAGATGACCCTGCTCAGCACAAACAAAGCCATGTTTTAGAGCTTTTGGATGCGGGCCCGTACACGGGCAACATAGTTGCTCTGCCTAATAATCGTGTGCGAGTGACACATCCTGCGTGGTTTGAAACCGGTGACGGTCCGCCAGACTTCCTACCCTCTCAACACATACACTATTCAAAATCGGATTTAGACTATACCATGGATGTAAATCAGATTTTTGATAATCTGTATGCGGAGAAAGAGTAATGACAACTTCGGGCAGCACTGACTTTGAGTTAGACGTATCTGACTACATTGAAGAGGCTTTTGAGCGGTGTGGACTTGAGGTTCGCACTGGTTATGATCTCAAAACAGCGCGTCGATCTTTGAACCTAATGCTGGCAGAGTGGGCCAACCGTGGGTTGAACCAATGGACCATCGTGGAGCGCACACAAACTGTTACGGATGGCACCTCCGCATATTCGCTGGGAACAGATGTAATTGACATTTTGTCTGCTGTAGTTCGTCGTAGCGGCACCGATTTTTCTTTAGAACGCATAAGTCGGGACGCTTATCAGAACATTCCCACTAAAACCACAGAGGGGCGACCGGCGCAGTTCTTTTTGGATCGTCAAATCACGCCTTCTTTGAAGTTGTGGCCCACGCCTGAAAACAGCACAGATGTAATTCACTACAACGCTCTAACTCGCATAGAAGATGCGGATTCAGCTACTAATACTTTGGAAGTCCCCTTCCGGTTCTACCCTTGTTTAGCTGCCGGTCTGGCATACTACATAGCCATGAAACGAGCTCCAGAGCGTCTTCAGCTTTTGAAAGCGGTATACGAAGAAGAGTTCCAAAGAGCGATGACAGAAGATCGGGACAGGGCGTCGTTCAATGTTGTTCCCAACTATCAATATTTTAGAGTGAACTGATGTCGAAGTTTGCTACGGGAAAGAATGCTTACGCTGTATCAGACCGGTCCGGTCTTCGATACCGGTACAGAGACATGCGTCGAGAGTGGAACGGTCTTCTTGTAGGTAAAGACGAGTTTGAACCCAAACATGAACAGTTAGGCCCTTTTCGTTCTAGAACAGATCCACAGGCGTTGGCGGATGCTAGACCGGACAGAACAGAGCCTGCGCTAGAACGAATTTTACTGAAAGACCCGTTTACATCTGGATCCTCGGGAAGTGCGGTTATCACGGTGAGAGAGGTCAGTCATGGCAGGACTTCTGGAAACACTGTTCGTTTTAGAAAGGTAAACGGTTTTGACGGCTTCACTAGCAGTGTTCTTGAAAATAGCTCGGGATATTCGATCACGGTTACAGACAGTGATACCTATACTTTTCT